TGCCAAGCCGACGAAGGGAGCCAAAAACAACAAGTAATATGCGCAAACAGCTTCAATACCTTGTCATCCACTGCACGGCCACCAAAGAAGGGCGTGAAGTCAAGTCCGCAGAAATTCGGGCCTGGCACACCCTTCCCGTGGCCAAAGGCGGCAGAGGATGGAAACAGGTTGGTTATACGGATATGATTCATCTGGACGGCAAGGTGGAGAGGCTGGTAGATAACAACGAGGATGCCTGGGTGGATCCGTGGGAGATAACCAACGGTGCCAAAGGATATAACAGCATCAGCCGTCACGTGGTATATGTAGGAGGGCTTGCGTCGGATGCAAAAACTCCGAAGGATACCCGTACGGCTGCCCAGCTGAAAGCACTGGAGGCTTATGTCCTGGAATTCCACAAGAGGCACCCGAATGTCAAGATCATAGGACACAATCAAGTGGCAGCTAAGGCCTGCCCTTGCTTTGATGTTCCAAAGTGGCTGAAAAAGATAGGAATCAATCAGGATGGAAATGTTTGACACCATAAAAGGCATTCTGGAAGTATTGCTGCCGGTTCTTACGGCATTGGCCGGATACTTTGCCGGAAAGAGGAAAAGGGACAACGATTTCCTGAAAGACCTGCAAGGCTCCATCAACGCACTTTCCAAGGACAATGCAGAACTTATTAAGAAGACCATAGATCTCAATAAGGAGATCGTGGCTCTGAGGAAGGAGAATGCAGAGCTCAAGGAAGATGTTGGGGCTCTCCGCAAAGAGAATGCAGAACTGAAGGAGGAAGTCGGTGAGCTCAAGGCCCAGCTGGACGGTGTCAAGACCATTACAAGAATCAAGAAAGATGCGTAAATACACTTCCTTTTTACTGATAACTGCAGCTCTTCTGAGCAGCTGCGCTCCACAGAGGCTGTCTGCCAGGCAGTCTCTGACGGAGAGCAGTCATTACCAGTCAGACAGCATGAAGGCTCTCGCTCTGTCTGTGAACTCCATCAGGACACAGCTTCTTGACTTGTCTTCCAGACTGAACCTGTCTGATACCTCAACGCTTGAAGTTGAGTCGGAGAGGATTACAGAAGTGTTTGACACCTCTTCTTCCGATGGATCCTCAAAGGTTCTTTCCAGGACCATAGAAAAGAGCTCTGCCAGGAAGAAATACGGTGTATTTCAAGCCTCAGACTCCAAAGTGACATCATCTTCCTCTTCTGCCGACACCACATTGGTTTTTGAAAGCATCCAGTCTAAGGCAGCTGGCGCTTTAAATGTTGAGACAAAAGTTTCAACCAGCAAGAAAACCGGCCTTGCCTGGTGGCAGAAAGGCCTCATATATATTGGGGCATCTGCCCTGGCATGTGTACTGCTGCGTCTGGCATTCATATTCTTCAAACCGCAGTTAAGCGGTATTGCAACAACAATTAAAAACCTTTTAAACAAGATTTCAATATGAACAACTATGTAAATGGTAGTGACCTGCTGGTTTCCATAGCAGGCAAGGCGGCAGGACACTGCACTAGCCATACAACCACGTTCAACACTGAGACCAAGGATGTGGCTGTTAAGCCAGCTGCTTCCGTGGCTGCAGCTGCAGCATCCCTGTTCAAGAGCAAGAGGGTTACCGGCTTGAGCGTTCAGGTCAAGGCTGACGGACTCTGTTTTTACAATGAGGCCGAAAGTGGTCTGAAGGCAGCTCTGAGCAAGTGGAAGGTCGGACAGACTGTTGAGGTGAAGTGCTTTGAGAGAGAAAATGATGAGACTCCGTATGTTTCAGGAAACTTCATCATCTCATCTCTGGACAACACAGCTCCTGCAGGTGAGGATGCTACTTATTCCATCACCCTGGACAACGATGGTCCTGTGGATGTTGACGAAACCAAACTGGATCTTCTTGCAACTGCAGCTGGCTAGTCTATGGGAGCGAAGATCAAGATAAGAGGCAAGGAATACCCCTGTAGGCAGACTATGGGGGCACTCCTTCGCTACAAGAGGGAGACAGGCCAGGACATAAGCAAGCTGGAGTCTTCCGATGCAAGCGGAATGGTAATCTTCCTGTGGTGCTGCGTGGCCAGTGCCTCCAAGGCTGATGGTGTGGAGTTCAATCTTTCTCTTGAGGAGTTTGCAGACTCCTGCGAGATTGAAACGCTGAACAGCTTCACAGACCAGATGGCCAAAGAGGCTGGGGAAAGCAAAAAAAAAGTGAAGGTGAGCCCGTCACAGAGGTAGAGACTCTTTTGGGAATTGCATTGGGGTATGTGGGGATGAGTCTTCAGGACTTTGAACGATGTACCCCTTTTGAGTTCTCAAAGATAGTAGAGCAAGCTCAGAAGAAGGAGGAAGACCGGATAAGACTCACCTGGGAACAGACAAGGTTCATTGCACTGACCAACCTGTCACCTTACAGCAAAAAAGCACTCAAGCCCACAGACATTATGCAGTTCCCATGGGACAAAAAGGAAACAGAAGTACACAAAGGCACCAGCAGTTATGAAAGGATGAAGGAGTTGGAAAAGAGACTGATGAAGTAGATTTTCTACCTGAATATTCTTTCCCAGTTATGCCAGACTACAATTATTACTAGAATTGCGTATACGATTAAGTATCTGATAAAACGTTTTATAAAAACCTTATTAGGATGTTCTTTGGTAAACCGTGATCGATAATAGAATGGGCTACGATCATTAACATCACTAGCAGACAAATCTGTGCACACAGAAGACACAGAAAGAACGGCGGCAATAAGTAGGCCCGTCAAAAAAAGTGCACTAAAAAGATAAAAATACCTCATAAACTCACCTACTGACAAGACAAAGATATAAAAAAATGTCGGACACAATAACCCTTAGAATAGAAATTGAGGATGGTGGTTCCATAAAAAAAGCCAAGGTCAATTATGATGACCTAGAGAAACTCATCCGGCGTGTTAAGAAAACTACCGACGACCTTAATAGCAGTATGGTCAATTTGGCCAGTGTCACTCAGGCCTTTCAAAACATATCTACTGCTATCGGCGGACTTTCAAATGTGTTTTCCGACTTGACTTCTTCCTATGAGTTTCAAGAAGCTGCTGAAGTACGGCTTGCTCAAATGATGAGGAATACGATGGGAGCCTCAGATGCTGAAGTAGAGTCTATAAAAACATTGTGTTCTGCTCAGCAAGAACTTGGTGTTATCGGAGATGAAGTTCAATTAGCGGCAGCACAAGAATTGGCCACATATCTGGAAATGTCTTCCAGCCTGGAAACTTTGATACCATTGATGAACGATATGGCCGTCCAGCAATATGGTGTGGGAGCAAGTGCAGAAAGTGTTACTCAGATAGCAGCGATGATGGGAAAGGTAATGCAGGGGCAGACAGAAGCACTGGGTAGAAACGGATATAGATTCTCCGAGGCTCAGAAGCAGATACTGAAGTATGGAGAAGAAACCGAAAAAGTTGCAGTTCTTGTTGATGTTTGCGGTTCGGTTGTCAATGGTATGAATGAACAGATGGCTAACACTCCAACTGGAAGATTAGCCCAAGTCAGAAATACGTTTGGTGATATTAAAGAATACTTGGGTTCCATTACTATTCGATTGCAAAACTACATTCACCTATTGAGTGCTGCAGGACAATCTATTACAGGGATTAAACAATTCTCCGCAGTCTTCAGGGAAGCAAGTAAGTCGTTGTCCGGTTATTTGAAACATTCTGCCATTGCAGCTTTATCTTTCAGAATACTTAATATTCGGAGCATAATAGCATCTCGTGGTGTCGATGCAGCCCGGAGAGCTGTTAACCGATTAAATATTGCTCTTGCTACCGGTATAATAGGCCTTGTTCTTACCCTTGGAACAGTTTTATTCTCCTTGTTTAACAGTTCAAAAAAAGCCAAAGAAGGATTAGAAGAAGTTGATGAGGCCACTCAAGCATATAACGATGCGGTGTGTAGTGCTAGAGGGGAGATTGCTAAAGAAATAGTAGATCTTGAGCATCTTATCAAGCAACATGGAGATGAGACAAAAAAGATACAAGAACTGAATGCTGCATACGGAGAGTCATTCGGCTATCATAACACTGCTAAGGAGTGGTATGATATCTTGATTAACAAGAGCAAAGAGTATTGCAAAATGCTTGGTTATGAAGCAAAACTTAAAGCGGCAGGAGAAGCCTATTCTAAAGCTCTTGTGGAACAGGACGAAGCCAGTGACGCTGTCTGGAATTTTAATGGTTGGGTACAATCTGGCGACGATGTCAATCCCGAATATCAGAAACTTGTTGACAAGAGAGATGCCGCCAATAAGAAAGTTGCAGAAAAAGAGAAAATCTTCAATGAAGCCAAGGCTGGCTACGAAAAGGCTAGCGGCGATTTCAAGGAGTCTAACAAAGAGAAGGAGAAGCCTATTGAAGAAATGTCATACTCCGAATTGGGCACTGCTATTCAGAATAAAAAGACTGTTCTTGGCAATCTCTCCGGCGTAAAGGGACAGGAGGAAGCAGCGCAAAAAGTGCAGTCTGAGCTGAAAGATATGGAGGCTCGTTACAAGAAGCTCGGAAAGGAGAATGGACTGAGTAAAGATACATTCTCAGGGGGATCTACAAAGCACGAATATGGCGGAGACAAACTCATCGCAGAGGCAAAAAGCTATAATGAGCTCAGCAATAACGTCAAGTATTATGAGAAAGAGATGGAGAAAGCCGATGCGTCCGATAAAGAGCAGCTGGCCAACCTGGCAAAAGGTTATGCAGAGGCAAAGAAGAAGGTTGATGACTTCAATAAATCCAAAGAGAAGATAATGCTGGAAGCTCAGAAACCGGAAGAGATCCAGTCTGTCGGCGACATTCAGTCCCTAGAGCAAGTAAACAAAGCAATTGAATACCAGCAGAGGCTTCGCAATTCCGCAAGTGCGGAAGATTTGAAAAATGTTGATGCTGAAATCAAGCGTTTAAACGATCTTAAAACAGCGTTTGAAGACAGTTCCCATGTAGAACTGAGGACGAAAGAAATACAGACTTACAAGCAGCTGGAGGAAGAGATATCCTTCTACAGCCGGCAATTAAAGACGGCTTCAGAAGCTGACCGAAAGAAGATTCAAGAACACATTGTCGAACTTGAAAGCCTTAAGAAGAAATGGGATGATGTGCTTGACGAAATGAGCAAGCCTGGTGATATTTCAACTCTCAACACGATTGAAGAACTAGATGAAGCTATTTCCTGGTATAGCAATCGCCAAAAGAAAATATCAGGGCAGGAGTATGTAGATATACAAAAAATCATCAATGCTCTTCAACAGAAGAAAAAACTGATGGAAGCACCAGCCTCCACAGAGACCAGGATTGCTGAAATGCAGGTGGAGACAGGCCAGCTGGGCAACCTTGAGGGCAAATCGCTCAAGATGAAACTGGAGCTGATTGGCCTTGATGGCGTAGCTCAAAAAATCAGGGAGATTCAACAGATGATGAATGACCCTTCTGCTACTGAGGACCAGAAAAAGGCGTTAAAGGATCTTCAGGATGAGTATATTGGATACTACAAACAACTGCTTCGGACAGACAAGGGATTGATCCAGACATGGGGCTCTGTCAAAGGTTTAGGAAATAGCATTGAAGGGATGACGGAAGCCATTAAAGGCCAAGGTAACGCCTGGAAGAAGATCTCCGGAATCATAGATAGTACAATTAGTCTATACCAAAGTATCAGCCAGATTATTGAGATTGTCAAGATGCTCACTGGAGTTACCAAAGCTCAGACTGCGGCTAAACAGGTTGAAGGAGCTCAGGATATAACCACCGGAACCCAAGCCGTTACAGGAGCTGGAATGGAAGTAGCAGCATCGCAGTCTGCTGCTGCAGCTAAAAGAGGTGAAACTACTGCTAATGTAGGAGCGACCGCATCTGGACTTATGGCAGCGCACTCAAGCATTCCTTTTGTAGGTTTTGCTATAGGAGCTGCCATGGTAGCTGCTATGCTTGCCCTTATGTTCAGCTTGCCAAAGTTCGCAGACGGCGCTATTGCTTATGGGCCAACGCTTGGGCTGTTCGGAGAGTATTCAGGAGCGTCACACAATCCGGAAGTTGTAGCTCCATTGGATAAGCTCAAGGGTATGCTGTATGAACCGGCTGGATTAGGAGGCAGAGTAACCTTCCGGATAGAAGGCCGAAACTTGGTTGGAGTACTAGGCAAGGAATCACATTACAGAAGCAGAAGATAGCATGAAGTCTCTGAGGTATCATTCCGAGTTCTATGATCTTACACAGGTCCTCTGGAGGATAGAAATCCTTCAGGAAGCTGCTTCTGCTTTTGTCCCTGAAGAGGTTACCCTTCATGGAGAGGAGCCGTTGGTCATTGACTGGAAGTCCATAGAGAAGAGTGATACCATAATGGGTTCTGCAGCTACTCTCATTCTCAACAGTGACCGAGATCGTCAGTTCATAGACCTGTATCAGATAGAGGTTGGGGCTGTCAGATTAGATGTATATCGGAACGGTTCTTTGTACTGGAGTGGAACACTGGACACTGAACTCTATGAGGAACCATACATATCGGAGAAGAACTATGATGTGGAGATAACTTTCTCTGACTTCGCCATTCTGGAGAGAAAAGACTGTAACCTTACCGGCTTTAAAACCATGAGGCAGGTGCTGGACGCTTGCCTGGAAGCAACAGGAATACAGTTTGAGGAACTGGTGCAGCACATCTCCACAAGCCGGACTGGTGTAACCCCGGCAAATCTCCTTGCTAACGACAAGATAGTCTGCGATAACTTTTACGATGAAGATGGAGAGGCCATGAGCCTAATGGAGGCGCTTGAAGGTATCTTAAAGCCGTACGACCTACACATCAGGCAGAAAGCCGGAAAGATTTATCTGTGGGACTGGAACGCTCTCTGCGATGTGCCATCTGAGCAAGTTGTTTGGGATAGTGACGATGCAACCCTTGGAGTTGATGCTGTTTATAACAAAATAAAAATCAGCTTTTCACCATATCAGATTACGGATATCCTAGCATCCGAGATTAAGAAAAAATCCTTTGTTGCTGATAGCGGATGTATAGACAAGAAAGTCTATTTTGATTGGAATAGGGATTTGGATGGCTTTGAGATAAGTTGGGGCCGAACAGCCAGTGGCCTGATAATTAATAACTCAAAGGCAAAGTTCTACCATATCAAGCCAATTACCTCTGGAGACGAATCCTATGGAATAGCATGGACAATAGATATCGGAGAGTCCAGAGGTAATTATCATAGATATTTGAATGCTCCTACATATCAAATCTCGGATGGAGCCCTCTTCACATGTCCTGAAAGACCTTTTATAACCTATAAAGGAGGAGCCTTGAGCAAATGTAGGCTGAAGGGCTCTGTTGATTTGCTGTTTGACCCAAGATATAATCCCTTTGAATCTGGATCAGAAGATAATGAAGAAAGTAATGTGGGCAAACAGAACGACAGGGCAAATATCGCTCATATCCCATTCATGCTCACGCTAAGAGACGAGAACGGCACAGCCATTGCCCACTATGAGAACAAAAACATACGAAACAGCAGTAGCTATAAGGGAGCAAGCGGATGGTCTCCAGGCGAAGGTCATTGGGGAGATGCCTGGCTTTGCTGGTATGATGAAAGCGACCGCAAGAGAATGAGTGGTCTGAATGGCTATGTGTCCAACAAACGTTGCATAGGCTACTATCGTAAAGAACTGCCGAAATCATTTACGCACAACAATTCTGGAGAGATTATTACTCTTCCTCAATATGAGGGCTGGCTGGAACTTGTTATCGGCACAGGAGTTATTACTTGGGATTATCAGAAGGAAATAAAACAAAACAACTACGATCATTGCCACTGGGTGCTTTATAAAGATCCTAAGATTGAACTCGTTGATCAGTATGGAGAAAGCATTGATAAAGAAGATATTGAAATCAAAGCCTGGCTAAATAGATCGGCCAAAGAAGAGTTGTCCATTGACACAATCTTCGGAACTACCAAGAAAGATATAACGATGGCTAAGGGGTTCATCATGGATAATAACTCGGGAGCAATTCTGGAGCAATACTCTAGGAATGGCAAGACAGGAACTCTTGAGCAGTTGCTTATAGGGACTATGTACACCCACTATGCATCAAGGCATACCAAACTCTCCGGAACAGTCCTGGCCACTACCGGCTTTAATACATATACAGATCAGGCCACATCCGAACTGTTCGCATTGGTCAGCGAAAGGCAGGATGTGAAGCAAGGGTGTTCCGAGATTGAACTTTGCCAGATATCCAAAGATGAATATGATGCCATAGAATACGATGAAGAGGAGGATTAGCTATGGGGAATTATAATTATCAGATAATTAGTTGGCCGGCACAGCCAAGATCCAAGAAAAGAAGAGAAGCTAACATAGCTGCTGGCGGTGGTTCTGCTTTCTCTGGAGGCGGTGCAGGTATGGCTGACATGGATTTGTCCGGATACATCCGTGTTGCCGACCTGATAAAGACCACTTCTGAAACATCTGCATCTGACTTTCTTGATACCAACGCTCTATCTTCCTTGATGGTCAAAAGTCTGTTAGATCAGAAGGCAAATACAATTCATGACCATGCCTCACAACTAATAAGACCAGCTGTAATGGTTGTTCCTCAGCAGGATCCTTCGGATGCTGGATTTAGCCTATCTTCAGGAGAAATCGCTGAGTTCATCTCTCATGAGGGTTCATTTGCAGAGGAGGCAAGTTCTGTCACTCCAGCGGATCTGAAAGACCTTACCTTGAAGATAAACGGTGTTGTCAAGACCACCTACAACCCATCTTCAGCAGCATCTTTCAATGTAGATTTGACATCCTACGCCACCCAGTCCTGGGTGGAAGCCAAGAACTACCTTCTGGGTATCACCAAGGCAATGGTGGAGGCCGTCCTTACAGGAAATATCACCAGCCACACACATAGCCAGTACCTAACTTCTCATCAGAGTTTGTCCGGATATGCTACGCAGACCTGGGTCCAGCAGCAAGGATACCTAACAAGCCATCAGAGCCTGGCTAATTACTATACGAAGACGCAGGCAGATGCCAAATTCCTGACAGAACATCAG